GACTATATAAAGACTTTGAGACCACACCTAAAATATCCCCTACATTTAAACTTAATCCTACACTAAGCGGTGAACCTTCGTACTGGGGAAAAGCGGCGGCTTTGTACGGAGCTGCTAAGTATGCTCCTATACACGGATATAAAGAGCGCTCAGTTCCACTATCCGGAAATGCTAAATACATAAGAATAGAGTGGGACGCAGTAACAAAAGGATACAAAGCATCACTACAATCAATATCATTATTATTTAAACAAGGTAAAACATTATGAGTAACTATACAATAGCGGTAGGCTGGTCAGGGAAAGATGCCTTAGCTGACACAGACCCCGGAAAAGTAATATCAGGTGCTGACTTTGATACTGAGTTCACAGCAGTAAGAACAGCACTTAATTCTAAGGCAGATGCAAACGGTAGTTCATCAGAGAACTTTACTTGTAACGCATTAACGGCTACTACAGGGACTGTTGGCGGTGAGGCTATAGTTACTATAGATACACCACAAACATTCACTAAAGCGCATCCTACGGCTTCTGAGACAGTAACATTAGCATCAGACCAAACAGCTAACTTACTAAATGCAAATGTGTTTGTTGTTAGTGTACAAGGAAATCATACACTTAATGTATCTAATATGACGTCAGGTGTAGAGGCTTCTTTCTTAATAAAAAATACTGGTGCTTATGATGTTACATTCAGTAGTGACTTTTCTTTTGTAGGTGGTAATAATCCTACTATTACATCAGGTAACGGTAAAGTAGACTTAGTTAGATGTGTGTCAGACGGCACAAAGATGTATTGTAATATAGCACAAAACTTAACATAAGGAAAAAATATGGCTGGTTTTTTTGGTACAAGCTGGGATTTAGGGAATAGTTTTAATTCTCCTTCAGTAGGTAATAATGTAATAGGTGGTAATTTATCTACAGAGATAACACCGCGACCGGGAAGTCAAGGTCCTACTGATACAGCCTCTATGCTAAATCTTTGGGGAGCTCCTACTGGATATACAGGACCGTCACAACAGCAAGGCGGTATGTTTAATCCTTATGCGGCTATTGGCGGTGGTTTTTATAATCCATATCAGTTCGGTCAAGTTCAGTATGGTACTCAATACGGTGGTGGACAGATGCCTTGGTGGATGAATTATAATTTGTTCCAACAACAGCAACAACCTATGAGTCCTGTAGCAAGTCAACCACAATTACAGACGCCATCTAGACCTCAAGGTACTGGACCTGACGGTAAAGATTTAACTTATGATGAGACTATAAAGTATTTTGGTTTATATGATGATGCTGAGTCAGCTTTAGCTGCGGGAGATAAACAAGCGGCATATAGAAAAGACCATATGCAATGGAGAAGTGGTACAGGACCTTATGCAGGTCAAGGACCGGGAGAAGGTTCATATCCGGGTCGTCCTGAATTAGGAATTGCCGGAGATGAGCAAAGAATGGCTGACCTTATGGGATTCCCTAGTGCTTTAGTAGATAGAGTTAAAGGTCTATTTACAGGTTCTGAAGGTAATGAAGTAATTGGAGCTCAAATTCCACCTATGCTTCAGGCAGGTCAAACTCAACCTTTTGGTCCTAGTACAATTCAGTATGGTCCTCAAAATATACGTCGATATGACTCAGATAATGTAGAAATGGCTTTAGCGAGTGGGGACTTAGACCCTAACAGGGTAGAGGTTGTACCTCCTCAAGATTGGAGGATACGTTATCCTGAAACACAAAGAGATTATAACAAGGCTTTTGAAAGAGCAGAAAATTTATTTACTATTCCATCAGGCGCTAATTATTTTCAAGAAGCTGGACCACAAAGCGCACTACCTACACCACAGTTTTTACCTGACGATAGAATGATTATACGTAGCTATTATAATTATCCTACAGCAGATTACTCTGCAGATAGTAGATTTCAACCTATGGGACTAACTAGCGCTTTAGATAATTATAAAGCTATGCTAAACATAGAAGATAAATTTACTGGAGAACAAGTAAGTCCGTTTGGAATGACTCAAGACGGAATGACAGTTCCTGTATTTCCTAATATATTTGAGGATATGAGAGATACTTCGCTAGTAGATAATTTTGCAGCCGAAGAAGTAAGAAAAGCAGAAGAAGCTAAGAGAGCTAAAGAAGCTGAAGATGCTAGGAAAGCTGCTGAAGCTGAGGCAGAAAGAGAGAGACAAGCGGCGGCGGCGCAGAGACGTATGAATGATAAATATGAAACTGGTTATGTAGCGCCTAATATATTTACTAGTGGTCCTTCAAGAAGAGGCTCTAGAGGTGGAAGGAGAAGAAAATAATGAATGAGGAGATAAGATAATGGCAGATTTTTTTGATTTTTTAGGAGGAGCTAATCCTTGGGCGGCAGTTATAGGCGCTGGTCTTCAGCTATATGGCGCAAATCAAGCGTCAAGTGCTCAGACTGATGCGGCTCAAACTTATGCTACAAGTGTTGCTGAGGCTTCTAAGCCTAAAACAGTAATCGACCCTACAGGCTCTGCAGTATGGGATGATAGATTACAACAATATGTCTTAGCTCCGTCCGTTCCTATGATGGGACTGTTTGGTGCTAATTTACAAGATGTATATAGACAGAGGGCTATGATAGAGCCTTATATGCGTGACCCTGAAGGCGCGGCTTTGACTAGAATGAGAGAAACTCAAGCGGCTTTAGAGCCTAGCAGGTCTAAAGTTACTGAGGATTTATTAGGCAGATTAAATAGAAGAGGTCTTCTTGGTTCTACTATAGGTGCTCAAGCTACAGCAGAATTAGATGCCGCAAGAGCTGTTGAAGACGCCGCTCTACTACAACAAGCTAGAGGTGGAGTACAGTCAGACATTACTAATTATCTTAACAGAGCTTCTGCTGCTCAATCAGCAGCTTTAGGCTTAGGAGGTCTAGGTCAAAATCTAGCTAATATAGGAATTAATGTTGGAAGTCAAATGGGTACTGCGGCAAACTTAGGTGGTACTCAGTTAATGAACGCACAACAAGCCGCAGGTTTAGCACAAGCACAGCTACCTTATACTTTAGGTCAGCAGATGTTTGGTTATAGACCTGACACCGCACAACAAAATTTATCATTACAAGAAGCCGCTCTTGGGTCGACACCCTCCGGTTTAATGGCTAGGCTTTAGGAGAAATAATTATGGGAATGTTTGACGGACAAGGATTAAATACACCGGCTGCCTCTATTGCAGATATGTATAGAGGTGCGGCTAGGGGTATAGGTAGAGGACTTATAGACCCTTATATGAAAAGTAAAGGGTTTATATCTCAAGAAAATCAAATAATGGACGTAATGAAAGATGTTGACATATCTAGTGTTGACTCAGTATCTAGTGCGTTTAATAAAATTATGCAAATTAATCCTCAAGCTGCGGCTGAGTTTCAAAAACAAGTTTTACCTATGTTACAAGCTAATCAAAGTGCTTCTGCTTCATTAGTAACAGAGTCTAGTAATTTAGGAAAATATTATGCT